AATAGTGTTCGGCGCGGAACTTGTAGGTTCCCTATAAGAAAAGCTCAGAAACGTTGTAGGTTTCCTACAAAGCCCTGTTGAGCCCTACAAGATTGAAACGGTTCAACCCCGTTTTCTTGTAGGACTCCTACAACAATCCATGTCCGATTTCCGCTATCCCGCCTAGCTGTATCGTTACAGCACCCTAGTTTTCCACATCGTGGAAGTACCGCTTGTAGACACCCCACAACGAATCGCCGTTTTCGTTGTTTTGGAAGCGCGTTTCCGCGATGTGGAACTTATGCGCGTCCTGGGAGGTTTTGTAGGAAACCTACAAAAGCTCACAGCTCGTTCATAGGATTGGCGTTTGTAGGGGTTCTACAACAAGGTTTGTTCGTATCGCGTATGGACATGAGAGTGCTCTCATCTGCTATGCTGGGTATTACCAAAGAGGGGGAGCTAAAAGGTAATTAGCCCTCACACAATATGTGGTAATTTAATCGTCATTTGCGGACGTTAAACGCCAATTTAATATAGTCGCAGACGTGCGGCGAGGGGTTAACGATAGACATGCGTTTTCCGGCCTAGTATGTGATGGTCGGCACCCCGATTTAAACTTAATAGACGCTTATATTCGGGGATGAATCCTGAGGCGAACGCGCTGGTCCAGTTAGTAGGTTTGCTGAAATAATGCAATGGTGGACAAACTGGATATAAGAGTTGTCGGGGTGCGACACAACCCGCGGACAACATAAAATTTCATAGTGGGATATAGCTCAATTGGCAGAGCGTCCGACTGTTAATCGGATGGTTAAAGGTTCGATTCCTTTTATCCCAGCGACAACTTAATAACTAGGCCATTAATTCCCAAAATCTTGCTTAGTAGAGGGAAGCCTAGCGGTTTGGACTCCGAACGAAACGTCTAAGCTCGGATTAATGGCAGAATTCAATCACACAACTACCAGGGCGTGCGGCTGACTGTTCAGAAAAGAGAGCGAGCAGGTGTAACTACACCTAAATTTCCCGACAGTCACTCCCGATTGTTAGTGAAAGTGCATCGTGGCTCGCAGACAACAGAAACACAATTCAACGAAAACAAAACGAAACGAGAATTAAAATGACTGACACGGTTGCAACGGTCGAGCAGAGCCAGGGCATCAACGAGATTACGGCGGGCGCAGGTTTCTATACCTCGCTCCAGCTTTCCACTCGTGCCGACAAGATGGCCATGCTTCGCGCCGTCAACAACTCCACGCCGCTTCTCGATCAGGTGGGAAACAGCATCAAGATTGTTGATGTTGTTCTCCAGGCGGTTGACCTCGCAAATGAGGCAACCGGTGTGATTGAGCAGACCACTCGCATTACGCTGATTGACGCTGACGGAAATGCTTTCCACGCGACTTCTAAGGGCATCGCGCAGGCTCTCCGCCAGGCATTCAACGTGATTGGTCTTCCGCCCACATGGGAGGAGCCGCTGGAAGTTGGCGTCAAGGAAGAGAAGGGCCGCAACGGCTATCGCTTCCTGACTCTGACTTTCTAAGTCAACTGATAAACCGGTCAGCCAATTTAATTATTGGCTGGCCGGTTTTCTTGTTTCATCTATAGGGGATTAGTGATGAATGTTATTTACCATGTAAAATGGATGTCGCCTCACGAGGAAAAGACGTGGATAATCGCGCAAGATACAGTTAAAACTGTTGAATTGTCGCTAATGATTAAAAATCTAATTGATACGGGTGCTGTTATTGTTTCAGTAGAGCCTGTGGTGCCGCGATGACTCTTAAATGTGTGTGCGGGCGAGAAATTCCTGTTGAATTAACAGGCGCTTATTTGACAATGGGTCAGAATGTGCGGTGCATTGATTGTTTCCGCGTGTTTAATATCCATATCACTGAGGTTCCGTAGCGGTGGCTAGTGATGAGGCAAAGCGACTCCGGGCAGAGGTTCACCGCAGGCTTAGAAGTGTCAACAATAAGATTGCGCGGACTAAGCGAACAAGTGGTGCAAATATTGCAGGAACTGAATTTGACCCTCGCAGACGTTCAGGAATTGAAAAAAACTACAACGCAAAGCAATTGAGAGGGTATCTCGAAAATCTCAATAGCTTCATGTCGCGCTCTAATCAGTTTGTCGCAGGCGTGAAAGGTGTCCCGCTACGTAAGGGGTATTTTGAGCGCATTTATAAGCAGAATGAAGCACTTCATAATGAAGTGCTGAACGCGCACGATAAAGTCATGTCACAGGTAAAAACACCTAGTGGCATGACTATTCGCGAGTATTCGGGAGTTGTGCCACAAGCAGGCGGCGCATCTAATTACGGGCCTTATACAAAGTTTAATCGCGCGGCCGGTGAGATTAAGAGTCAAAAAGCTCTTGAAAAGCTAAACGCGGATATGGTGCGGATGCTGAAGCCTCAGTTTATGGAGGGTAAAGTTCAGCAGGGCAAAGAGAATCTAGAGAAAGCCATTTTGACGATTGGTAAGCCAGAGCTTATTGACGCACTGAATGAGCTTTCAGATTTTCAGTTTGAGGCAATGTGGTTTGGCTCGAATTTCGCTGAGGCGGTCTTTCAAAAGTATGATCTTATGAATGAGCGTAAAGAGGGCACTCGTAAAGAAAAGTGGCAGGATAAAATTGTCGATTCCGAATTTGATGAGCTGGGAACAGTTCTCAGCTATTACTCCAACCCTGCAAACGTCCCAACCGAAAAGCCGTAAACCGCGACAGGCAAGAACAGATAAGAGCGCGACTAGGGTAAATTATTGTGCTGATTTCGAGACAACAACAGATGCTAGTGATTGCCGCGTCTGGGCATGGGGGGTTGCGGCAGTGGAACGGCCACAGTATGAGGACGTTGAAATTGGCACCGAGATTAGTAGCTTTATTGAATGGATTTCCAGACAAAACGGAATCTGCTACTTTCATAACCTCCGTTTTGACGGTGCGTTCATACTCGATTGGCTGTTAAATCACGGTTACACGCATACAACTGAGAGGGGTAGAGAGCCTGGGGAGTTCTCTTCTCTTATCAGTGACATGGGAAAGTTCTATTCCATTACGGTATGCTGGCATAATGGATTTTCTACCGAGTTCAGGGACTCGCTCAAGAAATTGCCAATGGGTGTTAGGCGTATTGCTAAGTCATTCAACCTTGAAATGTCAAAGGGAGATATTGATTATGAGGCGCCTAGGCCTATTGGGCATGTGCTGACGGAAGAGGAAGAGGACTATCTACGACGTGACGTATCAATCATTGCGCAGGCGATGAAAGAGGTCATTGACAACGGGATGAAAAAGCTGACGGTTGCGAGTGATGCCATGAATGAGTACAAAACCATTAACACAAGTAAATGGTTTGATAGAACCTTCCCCGTGCTTGACTATGATGTAGATAGAGAGATTCGTCGCGCATATCGCGGCGGATTTACCTATGCTGACGAACGTTACAAGGGGCACGTTGTCGGCAGTGGACTCGTGCTAGACGTGAACTCTCTTTACCCATCAGTGATGAAATTTCAAAAGATCCCATATGGCAGACCGCTGTACAAAAAGGGGGTTGTTGAGACTGATGACCTTTACCCACTCACCATTTTTAGTGTCACGTTTACGGCAAAACTAAAACCGAATCACATTCCCTGCATTCAGATTAAGGGAACCAACATGTTCGTTGGTACAGAATATCTGAAAGATATCCCTGAGCCAACAACTTTGATGGTCACCAATGTTGATTGGGATTTGTATAACGATCATTACGACATTGATGTGCTGTCATATAATGGTGGCTGGCGTTTTCGGGCAATGTCGGGAATGTTTGATGCGTATATTGATAAGTGGTCAAAGATTAAGGCGGAATCTGAAGGTGGAAAACGTGAGATTGCGAAGCTACATCTTAATTCTCTTTACGGTAAATTCGCTTCCAACCCCAACGTTACAAGCAAGATACCAACACTCGAAGATGGTAAAGTCCGCCTGGTACGGGGCGAACATGAAACGCGCGACCCTGTATATACGGCGGCAGGCGCTTTCATTACAGCTTGGGCGCGTGATATCACAATCCGCTCAGCACAAGCTAATTACGCAACATTTGCATACGCTGATACAGACTCACTCCACTTACTTCAAAATAACATTCCCGATTCCATCAATGTTCATCCTACGGAACTTGGGGCGTGGAAGCATGAATACGATTTTGAAAATGCTTTCTATATTCGACCTAAGGCCTACCTCGAAAGAAAATTCGATGGAACTTATGTCAACAGAATTGCAGGAGTGCCTATCTCCGTTTCAGAGGCATTGACGTTTGACGATTTGGTTGACGGTAAGATTCTGCATGGCAAGCTCCAGCCTCAGACCGTGGCGGGAGGGGTTGTGCTGGCACCGGTGGAATTCAAGCTCAAACTTTCTTGAAAGAATTTTGGAATCTAGCTTGACATGGTGGCTGTGTAGGCCTCATACTTGAACTGTCAGCAAGCGGGGCGGTTGAAACCAAAGTAAACCGCCCCGCTTCCCAAACGCTCATATCGGGCAAACACAAACACAGGAGTACATCATGGGTAAGTTCAGCATTGGCAAGTTTGTTGCACCGGAGAAGACAAACCTCTGGGCAGAAGACGTTCAGGAGCTTGCAGACGCCACCGCGCAGGATGCTGAGGCATCGGCCACGTTTACCGTTTCCGTCAAGGAAGAGGGTAAGACGATTCGTGACATTCGGGACGCGGCAAAGGGCCTGAATAAGACGGTGCGTATTCGCGTTCGCAATGATGACGCGGTGCGCAAGATCGGAACTAAGGAAAACGGCAAGTCCGTTTTTGAGGGTGATGTTGTGCTCACCATTTCACTGACCGATCTTCACAAGGGCGGGCGCGGGCGCAAGCCCGGTAACGGCAATGGCAAGCCTGCCGAGGCTGAGGCCCCGGCTGAGGTTGAGGCCCCGGCAAAGGGCAAGTAGCCTATAGATGTGGCATCAGGAATTGGGCAGGACAGACTAGCGAATATTGCACCAGTTGGCTCTGGATTCTGCTAGCATTGGGGTCGCAACCTGCTGAGTCTGCTCACCGGATGCCCGATATAGAGGGGAGGTCATGGAAATGGCCTCCCCTCGTTTCTGTAATCAGAGAAGGAATTAAAATATCATGGGCAAGCTGGAAGACTACGTAAGTTCACTAGAGGGCAAGGACAACCTTGACCCCGTTGTAATTGCCAGCACTTTACTGGAATTGCACAAGACAGAAATGGGCATTGCTACTAGCAAGATTGCCAGTCTTGACAGCGTTATTAGCGAGCGTGATGCAACTATTCTTGCAAAGAATAGCGAACTTACGGCTACTAAGGCTGAGAATTGGGACCTTGTTAATCGAGTGCCGGTCCAAAACGACAATAATACGCCGAATCCGGCAAACGAAAATAGTGCCCCTCCCACGTTGGAGGAAGTGCTTTATGGAAAGGAAAATAGTTAGCAATGACTGTTAATGTTCGCCCGCTAGTCGATAAGATCGACACCGCGGCATGGCTTAACGCCATTCGAGAGAATATGAGTCCTGAGTATTACTCTCGTATTCCTGAGGCCACTCAGGCAAATCTTAAGGACACCGTTAACACACTGTGGAGTTGGAATGCAGGCCGTAATCAGGTGGCTGATGCGTTTGTTAATCAGCTTGCCGCTGTGGTCTTCCGTGACCGTTCGTGGACTAACCCTCTTGGCATTTTCAAGATGGGCATGCTTCCTGAGGGTGACGCAATTGAAGATGTGATGGTTGGTCTTGTGCAGGCGCAGGACTACGATTCTGACCGTAATGAGCTTGAGGAAGAGATTTTCGGTTACAAGCCGATTGAGGTAAAGTCATTCTTCCATAAGCGCAATCGCAAGGATCGTTATAAGGTTTCTCTTGACCTTGTTAACCTTAAGACGGCTCTCCTCGGCAATCAGCTTGGCTCTTATGCCCAGCAGGTTATGAGTGCCCCGCTCACGTCTTCTCAGCTTGATGAGTTCCTTCTGATGACGCGACTCTTTAAGGAATTTGATGACGCGGGCGCATATTTTGATGTGAACGTGCCTGATGTTTCCGATCAGGGGTCTGATTCGGCAGATTCGCGCTTCCTTTTGCGACGTCTGCGTGAGTATGGTGACACTCTTCCCTTTATTTCACGCTTCTATAACCCGGCAGGTATGCCGGTGAGCGCGCGTAAGGATGAGCTTGTTCTTATCAATACTCCGCAGAGCAATGCCGCAATGGATGTTGAGGCTCTAGCGGGCGCGTTTAATATGAGCAAGGCCGATTTTGGCGCGCGCAATATTACCATTCCCACGCAGTACCTTGGAATTCCAGGTGTTCAGTCCATTCTCACTACTGACAAGTTCTTTGTCGTGGCTGACAATCTGATTGAGACTACCTCGCAGTTCAATCCGGCCACTCTGCGCACGAATTACTGGCAGCACATTTGGCAGATTATTTCTGCCAACCCGTTTGCGCCGCTTATCATGTTCAATTCTGAGCGTCCGAGCACTGTTATTTCCGAAACGGAGACTCCGGTTACGGATATTGGGGCGTTCACGATTAAGGATAAGGCTGGTAACACGTCTACGACTACTGTTACTCGCGGCGTTCTTTATGATGTGAATGTTTCGGCAATTACCACGCCCACTGGTGGAGCGAATGACGCACTCATTCTCTCTGTTACTGGCGATGTGGCGCTTTCCCGCTTTACGTACATCACTAATAATGGTGACCTGTACGTTGGGCCGGATGAGCAGGCTAATACGCTTACGATTACGGCTACGGCTGTTGACAATGCGTACACTGAGTCTGTTACGCGCACGGTTACTGGCAACCTCATTTATCCGTGGCCGAATCCTGAGGTTCTTACCGATGTGGATTCTGACGCGCTGGAAGATGTATTCCCTGAGGCGCCCGATTTCACGGCTAATGTGATTACCATTCCTACTCAGCGGGGCGTTCAGTACAAGGACGGGGCAACTAACCTTGTGAATGGTGCTGAAATTACCGTTGCTGTGGGAACGCCGAAGACGATTACCGCAGTTGCTCGCGCTGGCTTTGAGCTGGGCGCAGGGGCTACGGCAACGTGGACCTTTACCGCGTCGTAATTTAAAACATCTATGTGGGGCGAGTGTCTACGGAACTCGCCCCACATAATCATAACTGTCTGAATAGGAAGTTATATTTTGGGTACTGGGATTGACGGACCGCCTAATGAATATGTCGCGGGACTAGATTTTGATTACAGCGTTTGGACACCAGGAACACGCGTTGATTTAGTTAACGTTAATTGGAATAACGATTACCGCGATGTGGTTAGGTTCGTCAACAGGGCGGCGCTTAATGACTATATCGACGGTCTTTCGTCGGCTGGCATCACAGTTAATAACTTGACTTATGCTAAGCCGGGGCAAGACATTTACCTTGGCATTCCTTACAATCGTGTTAATAGATATAATTATCTACGGGCTTCTAATCCTTTGATGCCGATTGCCGGGGATATCCAAAAGGATTTCTACTACTTCATCCTTGAATGCGAATACGTCAATCCGACGACGACGCGTATCAAGGTTCAGCTTGATGTGTGGCAGACCTACGTTTATGATGTGACGTGGGGGAATTGCTATGTTGAGCGTGGACATATCGGAATTGCCAATACCAACCAGTTCAACAATTACGGTCGAGATTACCTCACCATTCCTGAGGGCATGGACATGGGAACCGACCTCCGAATTGTTCACACTGACTATCAGCAAATTGCCTACACATGGCCTGGCGGCTCTTCTCCCGACCCTGGCTCATACAGCGTGGTAATTGTTGCCGCAACGAACATTATGATTGCCGATCCCGGCACCGCTGACAACCCACATCTTGAATCCGCCAATGGCGGTCTTTTTGCAGGTGTGCCGGGCGGCGCTAGTGTGTGGGCGTTCAAGACAGGAATTTCCTTTATCGACTGGCTTCACACGATGAGTGATAAGCCGTGGATTACCCAGGGAATCATTTCCGCAATTATCACACCGTCCCTTGATCGTTATTGGGCGGTTGATTGGAACGCGGACGGCACGCCCACACCAATGCCAGGATCGGCACCGGCAAAGGCAACACGCACACTTGCCACAAATATGCGTGACACGTTGACTGGAGCACTCCCCGCACGCTATCAGAATCTCAAGAAATTCCTGACATTCCCGTACTCGTTCTTTGAGTTGACAACGCTGATGGGCAATCCCATTGTTGTTAAGCCTGAGCTATGGGCGGATAGTAACGCGGACATTCGTGAGGTTGCGACTCTGATTCAACCGAATGCGCGAATCCTGTTCTACCCTGACCATTACAATGGTTCAGGGTCGGACAACAATGGGGCTGAAGGATTTAATCACGCAACATCGATCAGCAATCTTCCGCAAATGGCGATTGTCAACAACATGGCAATCGGTTATCTCGCATCCAACCGTAATCAAATTGCCTGGTCCCGTGAGAGTGCCGACTGGTCACAGCAGAGGGCATTGACCGGCGCGCAGGCGAGCTATGACGTCGCCTCAGGGGCTATGCGTCAGCGCTCCGAGTCGTCCAACATCGACCGCTATGCCGCTATGGCGGCAACCGGCAACACCAACCGCACCATCGCCGCACAGGGCGGCGTAGGGGCCATCAGCCAGTTCGCAGGTGGTGGTGCATCGGGGGCGGTGCTCGGCGGCTCTCCTGAGGCCATGGGCGGCATGGCTGTGCTGGGTGGCATGCAAGCTCTCACGTCGAACATCAACATTGGGATTCAGCAGGGGGCTAATAGCGAGAATCTAGCCAATTTTCAAAGCACAAGCGCACAGCAGGCGGCGAACGATAATACGCAGACCGCGTTGGCACGTGATACGAATGTGGGCCTTGCGCGATTCGCGGCACGCGGTGACTATGCAAATCAGATTGCCGGGATTAATGCAAAGGTTCGTGACGCAAATCTGATTCAGCCAAGCATTAGCGGTGAGCTTGGCGGGGAGACTCTTAATTTCGTGCAAGGTGAACTTGGAATTCACATGCACTATAAGATGATCGATCCGTCAGCCATACGCAAGATCGGCGAATACTGGTTGCGCTATGGATACGCGATTAGCGATTTCATCACACCGCCGCAGGACCTTAAGGTTATGTCGAAGTTTTCTTATTGGAAGATGCTTGAGACATATATTGCGGCGGCAACGGTGCCTGAGGCACACAAGCAAGTAATTCGGGGCGTTCTCGAAAAGGGCGTCACCGTCTGGGTAAATCCGTCGGACATTGGAATTATTGATATCGCGGACAACGCGCCGATTGCAGGGATTAGTTACTAATGAGCTCACTCAAAAGGGGATCGGGCCTTGACCCGTATCTGAATAGCCCGCTTTTCGGCGCTATTGGTGCGAGCGCGAGCACACCGGGCGCTGATCGTGAATTGCAGATTCAGCGCATGTACGAACACTCCATTGCAGAGCTTGCAATGAATAGATTCAAATGGGAGAATCTGCCGGAATCAGTTGACCCCCGCTTCCTTGAATTGCAACTGCTTATTGCAGGAATTGTGGTTTGGTATTATGACGACAAATTTGAGAAGCTTGTTGTCGTACAGGGTGCAGGCACCGGATATATCAACTTCAATCAGAACCCTATTTCATACACTGTGATGGGGCCAGGCACTAAGCTTCTGAATGCTGACGATTCGTCGCTTGCATTTGAGCCTAAGATTCTCAGCGCGTACATTCCTCAGGTAGATTTTGAAAAGCCGGAGGAAAAGCTTATGCGCAAGGCGGTCGGCATGTGGGGCAATTACCTGCGCTACCCAGACATTGATAAGGTAACACTGTATTCAAGCCGTCTGGCAACTATTGAGCGCACGCTGGAAATCAATTCCAAGAATGCGCGGCGCACTAAGGTTGTTACTTCCACGATGAACAACCAACTCTCGATGACGAATATTTCGCGTCAGCAGGATGAGGGCGTGGAAGTAATTAACGTGAAAGAGGGCGCGGGAATTGGTGAGAACATCACAGCGATTGATCTTGGCATTCTTCCCGATCAGTACGACAAGCTGAGCATTCTTCGCACGCGTTGGTGGAATGAGTGCATGAATCTGCTTGGCATTGATAATGCTAATCAGGATAAGAAAGAGCGTCTTGTGGCGGCTGAGGTAGGCGCGAATGATGCTCAGACGGACTCAATGCGTTATGTGGCTCTGAATTCGCGGCGCTACTACGCAGAGCAGATTAACCATGTGTTCGGACAGAATATCACGGTTGATTTCAATACTGAGGTTGAGAAGCAGGCGCAGGAAATGGCAGAAGCAATGGGAATCAATGATGGAGCGAGTGTGTAATGGGTACTTTCACTCTTCAACTCAAAGAGGTTATTGAATCGCTATACGGCACATCATATGACGCTGACGATTTTGAGCAGACATATGAGTCTTGCACATTTGATTCTGTGACTTATGGCAAGTTGCCGACCCTGCCCGACTACACACCGCTGGGATTGGGCACATATCCTATCTTTGATGAGGGTTATCGTAAGATTCTCAATGGCAAGATCATTGATGAGTATTATAACCAGGAAATTGGCACTGAGACAATTGACAATTTTGCTCTGATTCTTCGCAAGAAGATGGATCAAATTATGCCGTATTTCAATCAGTTGTATAAGTCAACGCAGATTGAATATGATGCTCTCGACAGTATGCGAATTCATAGTGTTGGCCAAAACCATATGACGGGAAGTGAAACAGGCGCACACAATAGCACAGGTGATACGAACACAACATCAGGATCAAGAGTAGTTAGCTCTAATTTTCCGCAGACACAACTTGCCGGTAATGCGGATTATGCCACAAGCGCTAATGACGCAAATACAACGTCAGGTGTTAATTCTACCGCATCGGCAAATAGCGAGGCGGCAAACAACACTGATTCAAACAGTGACAATCTTGTCACAGGTTATCAGGGGGCGGCATCCGACCTCATTGTAAAGTACCGTAATAGCCTCATCAACATTGATACGGCTATTCTGGCAGAGCTTGAAGATTGCTTCATGCTTGTGCTTAACAATGGGGATGAGTATTTCCGTCACCAGAATTTTGGAGTTTTTCAATGACCATTCCCACCATTCCGCCGTATGTCCCCTCGTATAAGCCGGTTCCTACGGTTACACCATTCACATTTCGTGATGGTGTTACGATGCTTAAGAAGCTTGACGATATGGTCAGGTATCTTAATCGCGTAATCATTCCCTTTATCAATGACAACTTTGAGGCGCTGGCCGATGAGGTTGAAGCTGATATCAATAACCTCATTCAGATGGTTAATGACGCTATTGATAGCATCATTAACAACAGCATTGAGGTTCAGGACGCGGTAGTCGCAGGCATTTTTGCCGACCCGGCAAGCGCAACCCGCGTCGCAACCGATGCGCTGTATGCGGCGAAGTCTGTTGTTGACAACATCAACACGATTATCACGAGTGGCAGACTCTCGCAGGCGTCACTTGATGCGGCATATGCCCCGCTGGATGACTTCAACACGCTCTCCACAACGGTAACTAACCTCGTGGCGAACAAGGCGGACAAGACCTACGTTGACTCTCAGAATGCGGCGCAGGATGCATTTAGAACGGCGCACGTAGCGTCGAAGTCTACTAAGGATGTTATTGTTTGTTGGGGTGACTCGCTTTCGGATGGGACGTTTGAGAGCTACCTTGCGGCGCTGACCGGATACACCGTTATTGATGCCGGTGTATCGGCTGAGATTTCGTCTTCTACGGCATTCCGGCAGGGTGGTATTTTCTTCACGAATAACGCTCTTGTTACAATTCCTACGTCTGGCCCTGTCTCGTTTGATGTGACGGCAAGCAATATTCCGTTTGCTATTACTCTGGGGGCGGTGTTCCCGGTAAAGTTCAATGGTATTGACGGCTCACTTGTTTTCAATACGCGAACCGGCGCTGTCACCGGTATTGGAAATGTGACGTTCACGCGAACGACCGCAGGCGCAACGGCAACAGTGCCCGTTGGCTCTATGGTTGTGGCGAATGAGGGCCAGGATAAGCGTAGTGACACATCTGTTATTTGGGTGGGCGTAAACGATCAGCAGAATCTTGATCCGGACCATGTAGCGAATACCGTTACGTCTGTTGACGCAATGGTCGCTTACATGGATACGGACACCAAGGATTACATTATCCTTGCGCCAACAACCGGAAGTGACCTTTCGGCGAGGGCACGCACTGTACGAATTTCCCGAGCTTTGCAGAAGAAGTATCCGACAAAGTTCTACGACATTCGCCGCTATATCATTGACAATGGTCTTGCACTGTGCGGTCTTTCTCCCACGTCACAGGATCTTACAGATATTGCTAATGACACGGTACCAACATCTTTGCGCATTGACAATGTGCATTTGACTCCGGCATGCTACCAGTTCGTTGTGGCACCCTATATTGCGAGCATTCTGGATCGTAGCCGCCGTGTTTCTCGTGTGCCCGATGACACGTGGACGAACCTTACGCTTGATCCGACTGTGACAGCAGGTTTTGCCAAGGCGAAGCTTGTGAACGGAATTGTCTACCTTTGGGTTGAGGCAACCGCTGGAACATTCACGTCTGCAACATCGCTTGTGGCTACGCTGGCAACCTATCTTTTGCCCGATGGCGATTTGTTCTTTGCGCTGAACACGTCTGCGGATGGGGCAACGTGGGTGCCGACGTATGTTAAGGTATGGGGTGGAGGGGCGGTCACTCTGGGACCGAATTTCCAGAAGCCGAATATTCGGTTCATGGTTAATTACCCTGCTAAGACTAACGGCTGAGTAATTGCCGGGGCGGCTGATTACAACCGCCCCGGCAATACAATTGAAACGGGCATTCAATGGCAAACGTAAGCACCATTCAGGAATACGGTAATCAATTGAAGATTATCTATGATGATGGAACAAATGCGCTCGCCTATCCGACAACGGGCGGGCTATGGATTGTCAGCGCCCCGAGCGGCCCGCCGATTCCCAGTGGCGATGACTTCTCATGGCCCTACAGTCTTACCGATGTGTCGAGCGAGTACGGGCCACGCACAGGCCCTATTGGTAGCTTCCATGAGGGAATTGATTTCAGCGGCGGCGCGGCTGTTACAGGCGCAAAGAATTATGCCACACATGACGGCACCGTTGAACTCGTAAATATCAACTCCAATTACGGCTATTCTGTACAGCTTTATCATGGTGTAGACCCGGCAACCGGTTACGGGCTACACACCATTTACGCACACTTCAATGCAAGCCCTCTCGTGCATGTGGGGGACTCTGTATCAAAGGGCGATGTACTCGGCTATCTCGGCGCGTCGGGGGACGCAACCGGGGCACATCTGCATTTTGAAACACACACATGCCCCTCCAACGGGCCTATCCGCCACAACACGACGAACACGTCTAGCGGTCTGGCAATTCGCACCGCGATTAACCCACGCGATTTTATGACGACGTATGGCGATGGGGCGGTGATTCCACAGTGAGCGGGAATATCACAGCCTATTATGACTTTGCAAAACTGTTTAGTTTCAATGCCACCTTTAACGGTGTGCTAGGAGGTCGTGGACTTGGCAAGACTTGGGGATCAAAGGAAAAGGGAATTAAAGACGCTCTCAAGTGTGTACGTGTTGAACCGCGAACGGTTGAGGGCGAGGGCCGCAAAAAATCTAAGACGGTATATGAAATAAATGGCCCGATTGACCAATTCATTTACCTCAGACGATACAAGGAAGAGCTAGCGCTCGCACGAGCAACATTCTTTGCAGACATTGAATGGAAGTTTCCCGACTGGGATTTCCGCCTCTTAGGGTGGGAAGCACAGGCATCCCCACGTGAGTACGCGCACTTGGAACGCGGACGACCGTGGGCAACAATTGGGTATTTCGTTGCGCTTTCGGTTGCACAAAATTATAAGTCAGTGCAGTTCCCCGACGTTAAGACAATCATCTTTGATGAGTTTGTGGCTGAAAAGGGCGTGCAATATCTCCCGAGTGAGGCAAGCAAACTCGTAAACTTCTACAACACGGTTGACAGGTCAAAGGATAAGACCCGGGTTATCATGCTGGCAAACAGCGTGACAATCAACAACCCATATTTCATTCAGTACAAGGTCGATCCCCGCAAGGTTGACAAGAATGGCTTTATTCGTCAAGCCAAAATGGCAAGCGGCGAATATTACATGATTTGGCACTTCCCAGAGGCAAGCGAATATGCCAACGAGGTTAAGGCCACAAAGTACGGACAATTCATTCATGCAACCGACCCCGAGTATTTTGAATATGCCGTAAGCAATAAGTTTGCAGACGGCACGAACAAGCTTGTTGAAGCTAAACCGTCATCTGCGCGGTATCTCCTGACACTGGAAACGGGTACAGGGATTTTCAGCGTGTGGTATGACATGAAATCTGCAATGTACTTCTGCCAGAAAAAGCGCCCGAATGCAGATGAGGACATTGTCACGATGGACCCAAGAAAAATGAGTGAGGGAAAGAGGATTGGGCTATTTACGGACAAAACTATGGGGCGCTTGCGCAGTGCATACCGCCATGATAAGATGAGATTTGATGAACCCGCAACAACAAACGCATTCGTGGAAGTATTCAAAAGATAATATGATGAATAGAACCGTGGCAATTTTAACATTTGTCGCGCTGGTGGCATTGGGGGTCATCGGCTATGTGGTTCTTTCCATTGTAAAACCTGATAGCAAAGATGCATTCGTATCTTTCTTGCTCATCATTCTTGGGCAAGTTACGATAGCTTGGGGTATTCTGTGGAATCTGGGGAGAACAAATGAGAAATTGGAGACAGTAAGAAAGCAGACAAACGGAACACTCAGCACTCTAGTTGAGCGCACTGATAGTCAGTCACTCACCATTAGAGACAAAGATACTGAAATTAGGGTACTCAAATCACTACTTAGCGCGAACGGGATCAATCACGATGAGCACTAACCAAGCAGACGATAAAGAGCAGACGCTCAATATAATTAAAAACGAGAATCGTTATGCCAGCGATGCGGTAGGGCTGGCAGTAAACTCAACCAATAGTGTTGAGCTTAAGATTCCGTTTTGGGCACCATACGCGAAAGCCGTAGTAGCGGCAATCTTCGCATTCCTCCTCGCATTCCTCAGTGCACTTCTGCCATTCATCGAACAGGGACATGTGGTGTCTCTTGTAGGATGGATTACCGCAACTATCGCGGGCATTGTGGCACTGGGGGCATCGGCGGGCATTGTGTATGCAACTCCGAATGTGAGCAAGAAATGACGCTTACGGTCCCCATCAGACGCCCACGCACCATCCGCCCTGAGATTATTGAAATTGGGGACGACATTGCGGTTGAGAATGTGAAAGCCGATAAGGGCATTCGCACAACTGTACGGGGTGTTGTCGGTAAGGTCGCCAAAAGCGGGCAGACACGTTATTACATGACGGCTGAGGGTGCTACACTCTTCGCTTTCGAGATTGGGCGCACACCTAGCGCCACCATTACATTGTACGGACGTGCTGAATTCGTGTCAGAATCTCTCTTTGAGATTGGCAGTTTGCAGAACGTTAAAGAGCGCATTAGCGCATAAGGATAAAGGATAAATTATGCTGTGGTCAAATGGAAGTAAGACGGAGCCGCGTGTTACCGGGCGTTATGGAGACCCCCGACCGAACGGGCGAATCCATGAGGGAACCGACTTTGATGGATTCCCGCAGGTTCATGCTGTAACTGACGGCACGGTAACATGGGCAGGTTTCTTTAATGATGCGGCAGGTTATGCCGTTGTTTATGAGGGACCTGATCCGGCAAATCCTGGCACGAATATGGAGTACCGGCATTTCCATATTGATGCGAATAATATTCGTGTCGCTAAGGGCCAGCGGGTGACGGCAGGCACTGTGCTGGGGAATATGGGAAAGACGGGTAACGCAACGGGATTGTGTGACCATCTTGAAATCCGTATTGGGCGAGGTGGACAGACGGTTAACAGTGAAACATTTGTGCGGGATCGGATTAATAGTGGCGTGGCCGCCCCGGCGTTCCCGCTTCCGTCAGGCTCGTATTTCGGTCCTGAGGGCGGGCCGAGTCAGAGTGTTTCTGGTTGGCATTCGCACAATGCTGATTTGAGGGTCTGGCAACAGCGCATGAAGGATCGTGGGTGGACTATCACGGTTGACGGGCTGTATGGCCCTAAGGGCGCAACAACGCCACAGGGTGAAACCGCGTCGGTGGCACTGGCTTTCCAAAAGGAAAAGGGTTTGACGGCTGATTCCTTGATTGGTCCTCAGACGTGGGCGGCGGCGTGGACAGCACCGATTACGTGAGTTAAATAATACTTTGGGCGGGCGCTTGACATGAGCGCCCGCCCTCTGGTTTAATTCTTGTATCGGGCAAGGAAAGGAAAAGCAATGAACGTTTGGTTTGTAGTCTTCATCGTAGCTGTGTCAGCACTGGTGTTCGGGGCAATCGGCTACTACGCGGGAATCAAAGATGAGCAGAAGCACATGGCGCGGCAGTGGAATAAGGTTGCTGAGACACCATACTTTCCTGAACCGCAGGAGAAGTCACTCATGACGAAGGTTGCTGAGTATAACTACCTGACAGGCAATAGTCCGTTCAATGGTGGCTGATGGGGAAAATGTTTGAATGAAAATCAACAGTGTGGGGTCAAGAAATTGACCCCACATTTGTGTTTATATTAAACGTTGGATGAAAAGTATTTTTGGTTTTCAAAAGTCAAATTCATTCCGACGCAATGGCGCGCTTAAGGGGAAAATCTCATTCGTTGTGTTGATACAAAGTTATCCACAGCCTGTGGATAACCCTGTGGATAACGCGCGTCATCTGTGGATAAGTTGTGGATAAATCTGTGGATAACTTTTTCATGTTTTCACTTGACAACCGATCCAAATGTGCGAGAGGATATGAGTATCAAGTAAATAGCGTTTAAAGGTCCGAACCGTAAACCTCATGTGAGCGACCTAGCACCAATAAAAGAGTGCGTTGCAACAACATGAGCACTGAATCCAATTAGGAAACCAAACGCTATTTACTTGATCTTCAAACCAATGCCGAGAGGATTTTGTCATGGAAGATTACAGCAACCGCATCGAACTGCGCATTGTACGCAAGGTGATTACAGCACTCAAAAACAATGGCACGCCCGTTGTAAAGGTGTACGACACTGAAGAATACGTGCCAGTCACTAACGCAACTGAAGCAATTGAAGCCACATTTGCGGTAGATGAAGCATTCCTCATGACAGCTACAGGCTCCTGGGTGCGTATCACACTCGGCAACGAATGGGATGTGATTACGGATTACACAACAGATTTGGAAGATGCCCTACAGCCTGTGAGCGACTACATCGACAAGTACGGAGAATAACAAATGC